ACTTCCGCACTCCCATCTACTACGGAGGGGTCCGTTGGAGGCTGCTTGAGATTCGGGACTACGAGATAGGTCAGCAGAAACCTTGCCGGGTAACCCTTCGCAGGATTCTCAACTTGACCGAGTTTGTCCCAAAGCAAATCTATTACTTCCCCTACGATGGACCTGTTCCAGCAACGGATTCGGATTACCCTAACGAAGTACCTCCCATTCCAACCATCAAAGAACTCCCAGCGGTTGCAGGTCCTCCGGGTGAAACGGGTGCGACAGGAGCGCAAGGCGACCCCGGTCCAGCAGGTGCAGGGTTCACCCCGGGCGATGCGGCAGGGGACATCAAGTATTGGGACGGAGCCGATTGGGTCAACTTGGGCATCGGGACGGAAGGTCAGGTCTTGGAAGTTGTGTCGGGATTACCAGCATGGGCAGACAAATAAAAAACTATGGCAGTAACTAAAGAAATCGTCCTCGAAGTAGGGCTTAAAGACTCAACCGCACAAGGCACGACAAGTGCCAAGCAGCGTCTGCGTGAACTCCAAAAGACCCTGACCGAGATGGCTTTGGCTGGGGAATCCGGGACCAAGGCTTTCAAGCAAATGGAGGTCGAGGCAGGGAAACTCAAGGACCAAATCGGGGACACAAGCCAGCGAATCAAAAACCTCGCATCGGACACACGCAACATCGACACCTTCGTCGCTGGAATCCAAGGAATCACCGCTGGCTTCCAAATCGCACAGGGTGCAGCAGCGTTGTTCGGCTCCGAGAATGAGGACTTGCAGAAGGCGTTGTTGAAGGTCCAAGGGGCGATGGCTCTCGCTAACGGAGTGCAACAGGTAGCCAACCTGCTCAACAAGGATAGCATCCTCATAACCCAAGGGCAGGCAGCAGCACAGGCACTCTACGCAACCGCAGTCGGGGCAAGTACTGGGGCAATGAAGGCATTTCGAATCGCCCTCCTTGCAACGGGTATCGGTGCAGCCATCGCAGCCGTAGGGCTTTTGATAGCCAAGTGGGATGAACTCACCGCAGCGGTCCGCAGGTTCCTGAACCTACCCGACCCAGCCATCGCAGCCAAGGCGAGGGAGGACGCAGCCCTTCGTGAAGAAGCGGCCCTATCCAATTACAGGGATGCATACGAAGCCCACACGAACGCCCAAATCGCAGCAGACCAAAAGAGGGAGGCACAGGTCAAAGAACGCCAACGCAAGGAAGCAGAAGCCACCCAAAAGCGTTTGGAGCGACTAAGGGAAGAAAACAACGCCATCATCAAGTTCGTAGAGGACCTGAACCTGCAACTCTACGAAATGGAGTTGGATAGGTTGAGCCAACAGGAGCAACTGCAAATCAAAGCGATGCAAGCCGAAGCACAAAGGCGAATGCAGGTAGACACGGCTGACGCAAAGTCCAAGATGGGTCAAGCCCAGCGTGAGCAAGACCTTGCTGGACTGCGTGAGAAATACATCGGTCAATCCTTTGGGGTTATCAACGACATCATCATCGCATCGGCTGGAAAGAGCGAGGCAGCACAAAAGCGGGCTTTCAATGTCGCCAAGGCTGCGTCCATTGCCCAAGCCATCGTGAACACCTACCTTGCCGTCAGTTCGGCACTCGCTTTGAAGCCGACTGAATCCGTATTCCCCGGACAAAGGTTTGTGGAAGCAGGTCTTGCCCTTGCTGCTGGTCTTGCAAACGTCGCCAAGATTAAGGCTCAACAATTCCAAGGCGGTGCAGGTGCAGGTTCTCCCGGTGCAGACGTAACGGGTGCAGGAGCAAGCGCAGCACCACCGCCCATCTTTGCGAACCCACAAACGACCAACCTCGGCACGGGCGAACTCTCGGCAGGCCAAGGCCAAGGCTCATCACCAATGCGAGCCTATGTGGTTGAACGGGACATCACCCAAAGCACTCGCAGGGTTCGGAGGTTGGAGGAATTTGCAACTCTTGGAGCCTAACCACATTTACCTGCATGGAACTACCCATTTACAGGATGACCGTGGACGAGGTGGATGAAGGGGTCCAATTCGTGGCCCTGACCGATATGCCAGCGATTGAACGGCCATTCCAAGCCTTCGCAAAGACACCACAACGCTTTAGCGAAACAGGCGAGCGGAGGGTGCTGACCGGGCCTCTCATGCTTGCAGACACTCCCATTTACAGGAAGGACGAAACCTACGGAGAGTACTACGTCGTATTTGACAAAGCGACCATCCGCAAGATTGTGCAGAAGTATTTCAAGCAAGGCAACCAGCACAACGTCAACGCTTACCACAACGCCGAACTGGACGGAGTGTTCATGTTTGAGTCATACATCACCGACTCCGAGCGTGGTGTGATGCCGCCCAAGGGCTACGAGGACACACCCGACGGCTCTTGGTTCGGTTCCTTCAAGGTTGAGAACGACGAAGTGTGGGACAACCGCAACCTGTTCAGGGGTTTCTCCGTTGAGGGACTCTTCGGGATGGACAAGACCGAATCCGAACTGGAGGTCGCACTCGCTGGCCTCGCTGACGAATTAACCGCTTTTTTGCAACAATTAACCCCCACCTACAAATCCCACTAACTATGAACCTGAAAAACGCAATCGAATCCCTGCGGACTGAACTCCGCAAATTCAGCACTCAAAAACAGTCCTTCGCTGACTACAAGTTGACCGATGGCACGGTTGTCCGTGTTGATGGCGACCTCGTTGCCGGAACTGCCGTTTACGTTGTTGCCGAAGAAGGCACTCTCCCTGCCCCCGATGGCGAACACATCGTTGAAGGCGTTGGCACTATCAAGACCGAAGGAGGCAAAATCGTTGAGGTCATTGCTGCCGAAGTAGCGACCCCCGAAATCGAAGCCTTGCCCGTTGCTGCTGAAATCACCCCCGAAGTGGCCGTTGAGGTTACCGAAGAAATCAAAGAAGCCTATCCTGCCATGACCCCCGAAGTCGTTGAGGCTATCGTCGCCAAGCACCTCGGAGCCATTATGGAAGAACTCAAGGCAGCCTATGCCGAGATGGGCAAGATGAAAGAGAAAATGTCTGCATTCGCATCGCAGGTTGAAACCATGGCCGACATCGTCGAGAAGGTTTCCGAACTCCCAGCCGAAGCCCCCAAGGCCAGCGGTTCCGCAATCGTTGAGCAACGCAAGGCTGCTGCATCGCAGAACTTCAACGCTCTCGCACAAGCACTACAATCACTCAAATCCAAAAACTAACCCCCTAAACCCCCACTAACCATGGCATTTACTTTTGCAGGATTAACCTCCTACACCGACCAAGAGAGGCTTCCTCTCATCACCAAGGCCGTGTTCTCGGCCCGTTCAGCAGCCCTCTTTACCAAGCAAGTTGGTATCAAGTTCGCTGCTGCCCTTAACCTCATGGACACCGATGCTTTGATTCAAAGCGGTGATTCTTGCGGTTACACTACATCAGGCACGACTGCCTTCACCCAGCGGAATATCACCGTTGGCCGTATGAAGGTTCAAGAAACCTTGTGTCCTCGTTCCTTGGAGCAGTACTGGATGCAGACCCAGTTGACCGCTGGCTCTACCTACGACGGTGTTCCTTTCGAGCAGGCTTTCTCCGAGCAGAAGGCTCTCCGCATCGCAGAGGCTTTGGAGAACGCAATTTGGCAGGGTAACGCTTATTTCAGCGGTATCAACCAACTTTTGAACGCTGCTTCGGGTTCTACCATCAGCGGTAATACAGGTGCGGTTTCTGCATCCGTTGGTATCACTACAAGCAACGTGATTTCCATCTTTGACGGAATCTACAACCAAATTCCACAGGCCATTCTGACCAAGACTGACCTCGTAATCTTCTGCGGTTGGAACAACTTCCGTACCTTGATTGGTGCTTTCAAAGCCTCCACAGGCGTTATGTACAACCAAGTTGACTTGGCTGGACTTGCTGACGGGGACATCATCTACCCCGGCACAAACGTCCGTGTTATTGCAGTCCCCGGCTTGACCAACACGAACCGCATCGTCTGCACATACCTCGGCAACCTGTTCTACGGAACCGACTTGTTGAGCGACGAGGAGCAGTTCTCAATCTGGTTCAGCAAAGACAACGACGAAGTCCGCTTCCAAGCAGCCTTCAAAGCAGGTGTCCAAATCGCTTACCCCGACTTGGTTGTAGACTTCCGCTTGACCTAATGTGTAGGGGGGAGGGAAACCTCCCCTCACTTTTTTGTTCTCTTGTAACTTAAAACCCAAACACATATGTCCTGCTCCTTAACAACTGGCTACGCCCTTGGATGCCGAGATTCAGTCGGTGGCATCAAAACAATTTACGTCCAATCCTTCATCCCAACAGGGTCCTGCAATGCCAACCTTTCAGGTGCGGTTACGGGCTTCACTGGGTACGCTTCGGGTGGGTTCTTCGAGTATGACTTGACCAAGGCTACGTCCTCTTTGACTGAAACCTTGAATGCAAGCATCGAGAACGGTTCAATCTACTACACCCCCGAAGTAACGTTCACCATCAACAAACTGCAAGTCGCAGTCCGCAACGAACTCCGTCTGCTGGTCCGTAATCGCGTCATCGTCATCGTCCAAGACAACAACAACCGCTACTGGTTGCTAGGCTCTGCGAACGGCTTGGAAGCAACTGCTGGAACCGCTGGAACTGGTACTGCCTTCGGGGACCGCAGCGGATACGAATTGACTTTGACCGGGATGGAACCCGACCCGATGTTCTCAATTGCATCCACAGTCTTTTCACCATCGACTGCGCAGATACTCGGCTCGTAGTATCTTTGGCTTCTT